TATACAACAGGCTTTAGTTTAGAAAAAATAGGCTCTGGAGAACAGGCGGGTACTTGGGGTACTACGACGAACCATAACCTTGATATTGTAGATAGGTTGGCTTCGTATAAGGCGGTTGCTTTAAGTGATGCTTCTACAGCCACGTTAACTGTTCGAGAAGCCTCTCCAGGCTCTGGGACTGAAAATCTTCAGGACGGTATGTACCGCGCAATTAAGTTTACGGGGTCATTAAGCCAAGATTGCACAATAACAATAGCTCCAAACACATCACCTGCTTGGTTTATCATTGAAAATGCCGCTGGAGACGACATTATTCTTTCTCAAGGTTCTGGGGCAAATGTCACTATTCCAAACGGACATAATGCCGCCGTGTATTGTGACGGTGCAGGAAGTGGTGCGGCAGTAGTAAACGCTTTAGCCGATGCTGTTTTTACCTCGCTAATGACGCAAACGGCTGGCACAAGCAACTTTGTTGCGGGAGAACACGCTGGAGACTCAATACAGTCAGGCGGTAACTATAACGTAGCAGTCGGTGATGAAGCTGGAACAGCAATTACGACAGCCGATAATAATACTTTAGTTGGCTATGCAGCGGGGGATGCACTTACTACAGGTTCTCATAATACCTTTGTGGGTGAGAATGCTGGAACTGCAACTACTGGTAGTGATAACACAGGCATTGGTAGACACGCTTTAACTGCAAATACCACAGGTATTAATACTGCTGTTGGTTATAGGGCGTTAGATGCAAATACAACAGGCACATCAAACGTAGCTTTGGGACATGATGCTCTTGGGGCCAACGTAGCTGGCGATCAATCAGTTGCAATAGGAAATGAAGCTCTTCTTGTACAAAATCCCTCTGGCAATGTTGATATGGATAACGTCGCAGTAGGGTATAGAGCAGGATATGCAGTAACTACAGGAACCGGTAACATCGCAATTGGTTCTGGTGCGCTAGACGCTAATACAACTGCTTCTAATAACACAGCAATCGGGCAAGGCGCTTTAGGAGCGTGTACGACAGGTACTAGTAATGTTGCTGTGGGATATCAAGCAGGAGACGCTTTAACAACAGGTACACAATTAACTGCCCTTGGATACAACGCTGGTGGTGCAATCACAACAGGTGTTTTTAATACTGCTCTTGGGTACGAAGCATTATTAACTGAAGACACTGAAAGTTATAATACTGCTGTTGGTGCTTATGCTATGAGAGTAGCGGATGGAGCAGGTTATACAACTTGTGTTGGGTATAATGCTGGTGCCGCAATCACAACGGGCGATTATAACGTTCTTGTAGGTAGTCATGCTGGTGATGCAATTACAACATCACCAAATAATGTTGCGGTTGGATATCTTGCTCTAAGCGCACATACTACAGGCTCTGGACAGAACGTAGCAATTGGTACTTCTGCGGCGGCGGCACTAACAACTGGACTTGATTGTACTTACGTTGGTTATCTAGCTGGAACAACTACTACTACTCCAACTGGTAATACAGGTATAGGTTCTGCTGCATTAAGATATGCAACAACAGGAGAATATAATACTGCTGTTGGTTATGCGGCTGGTCGTGACACTACTACGGGTAGTGAAAATACATTTATAGGAAGTTCTGCTGGTGTTGCAAATACAACGGCAAGTTATAATACAGCAGTAGGACATACAGCACTTGATGCAAATACTACAGGTGCTGATAATGTTGCAGTGGGGCGTAATGCTTTAGGGGCAAATACAACTGCAAGTAATAACACTGCACTAGGAACTAACGCACTAGGCGCAAATACGACAGGAACTTACAACACGGCGGTTGGTTCTCAGGCTGGTGCTGCAATAGCTGGTGATGGAAATTATAACACCCTTGTGGGAGCTATTGCTGGTGATGCCATAACAACTGGCGATGACAATACGGCGGTGGGTAGAGGTGCTTTGAGTGCTTGTACTACATCCAGTTTTAATAATGCTTTTGGTTCAGTTGCTTTAGAAGTTCTTACAACTGGAAACTATAATTGTGCTTTTGGGTATAAAGCTGCTGGAGCTATGACAACAGGACCAGCAAATAATGCTTTTGGTCATCAGGCTTTAGATGTTGCTACAACAGGTCAACACAATAATGCCTTTGGTGCCGATGCTTTAGGAGCTTGTACGACAGGTAGCTATAACATAGCGGTGGGTGGTGATGCTCTTGGGGCAATGACAACGGCAAGTAATAACGTAGCTGTTGGAGATGATTCATTAAAAGCAACTACGACAGGAGCTAACAACACAGCAGTAGGGATAAGAACTCTTGATGCTAATACAACGGGCGGTTCTAACACAGCACTTGGCGCTGATGCTCTTGGAACAGCTACTACTGCAAATAATAATACGGCTGTAGGACAGTCAGCCCTTCTAGCAACTACAACTGGTGGAACAAATACGGCTGTTGGTTATGTTGCTGGTACTGCAAATACGACAGGAGCTAACAATACTTTTATTGGAAGCACTGCTGGCGATGCAAATACAACTGCTTCACAAAATACGGCTGTAGGTAGTGCTGCTTTAAGTGCTAATACAACGGCAGGAGACAACACTGCTGTAGGATTTCTTGCTGGTGGAGCGATTACTACAGGAGCTAGTAATACTATTATCGGTGCCAATGCTGGTGATGCTGCTACTACAGCACATAGCTCAGTATTCATTGGAAAAGATGCAGGAGGTGCTTTTACAGAAGGTAATGCTACTGTTGCTGTTGGAATGAGCGCACTTGCTACAGGAACAACTGCATCTGCTACGACAACCGTTGGATTTGAAGCAGGTAAAGTTATTACGACGGGAACCCATAATACTGCTCTAGGTTGTCAAGCAGGCCTAGCAGCCACAACTTGTACCTACAATACCTTTCTTGGTGTCGAATCAGGTAAGGCGATGACTACAGGAAGCACAAACATAGCGATTGGTTATCAAGCCTGTAATACAGCGACTACTGTATCTAATTCAATATTTATTGGAACTGGCACTGAAGATTCATCTGATGGTGAGTATCAAATTGTTCTTGGAAATAGCATAACCAGTGCAGGTAATAATACTTTTTCTTTTGGTAAAGCATCTAATGTTGTTACCAACACATATACATCAGATGCAAACTGGTCACGGTCTTCTGATAAAAGACTAAAAATTGATATTCAAGATGGTAAATTAGGTCTTGATTTTATCAATGATTTAAGAACTGTTTCTCATAAATGGAAGCCATCTAATGAAGTTCCAAAAGAATTAACTCGACATTATTCTGAAATAAATAATAAAGACACTGACGTTAAGATGTACGGTTTTATTGCTCAAGAAGTTAAAGCAGCAATGGACAAGCATAATGAACCAAAATTTACAGGTTGGTCAGAATCTGATGATGGTTCACAAAATGTATCAAGAGAGATGTTTGTAATCCCTCTAATTAAAGCGGTACAAGAATTATCCGCTGAAATCGAAGAATTGAAAAAATGGAAAGAGGAGCATACGTGCTGTGGCTGATAACGAAACAAATGTCGTCAATATTGGTGGCACCGAATACGATCCTAGTGACCTTACGGATCAACAGAAATACTGGATTGTCCAAGTGCAAGACCTTCAAAGCAAGCGTCAGGCGCAACAGTTCCAGTTGGACCAGATTAACGTGGCTTTGGATAGTTTTATGACTGCGTTGATTGACAGTCTTAAAGACCCCGACACCTCTGATTTATTTGATGAAACCAAGGAGAAATTAAATGGCTGATGAACTTACGGCAGATGAAATTGCTGCACACTTTTCCGCTATGGATGACAGTGTAAATCTTATTAATGACACGATTGCTGATGATACTGACGCATTAGAGATGTTTGGCACTGCCGCTGGTGTCAAAGAGATGGTCACACGCAATACGGACCATCTTGAGATTCAGAAAGAAACGGCTTGGTATAAGGCGTCCGGCAAAACTAAAACCAAATACACAAAAGCCATTACGGATGGTAAAGCATACGTTGCTGGATAAGTTAAATGCCTCTGACCAGAGTTCAATTTAAACCTGGGGTTAATCGTGAAAGTACTTCTTTTGCGGACGAACAAGGCTGGTTTGATTCTGACTTAATACGTTTCAGAAAAGGCCGTCCTGAAAAGTTGGGCGGTTGGACAAAGATTTCTGCGGACACATTGACGGGAACAACCCGTTCTTTACATGCGTGGATTACTTTGGGAGCCCTAAAGCTTATGGGCGTTGGAACCAATGTAAAGTTTTACATTGAGCAAGGGTCTCAGTACAACGACATCACACCCATTCGAGCCACAGCCACTCTTGGAACCAACCCGATTACTACAGTTGATACTTCGGGGGAAGTTACAGTAACGGCTACTCAACATGGAGCAGCGGAGGGCGATTATGTTACTTTTAGCGGTGCAACCGCTGTGGGCGGTTTAACCACTGCTGATTTAAACAAAGAACACATTATAACGCAGGTGGTTTCTGGTAACAGCTACAAGCTCGATACAGGTGGAACTGCTACTTCTTCCGCTACCGGAGGCGGAACTGCTGTTATTGCGGTTTACCAGATCCATGTTGGTATTGAAGAGTCTATTCTTGGCCCCGGTTGGGGTTCCGGTTACTGGGGTGGTTCAACCCTTACCTATTCCCAAACCACTTTGGACGGCGGCATAAACGACAGTGTAACGTCAATAGATTTAACGTCTGCTTCTGATTTTGAAACTGCCTCAACCACTACAAGTTCTGCGGTAGCTTTCGGAGCCACCAGTATAAACTTAGCTGATAGTTCTGGGATGCCTTCTAAAGGCACAGTTCAAATAGACAGCGAACTTATTTCGTATAAAACTAACTCAGGCACTGTTCTTGGTGATATCACACGGGGCGCTAGTGGAACTACTCAAGCTCTCCATGCCAGTGGTGCAACAGCTACTTTTGCTGGTTTGATACTTATTGATGATGAATTAATTTTTTACACAGCAAAATCAAGCAACGACCTAACAACTGTTATTCGTGGCTCACTGGGTACTACCGCTGTCGCCCACTCTGATGATGTTATTGTTAAAGAAGCCAACGGCTTTTATGGATGGGGTGATACAGTAGCTCCGTTTACTTCTGGTGAGACACGTTTATGGTCACAAGACAATTGGGGTGAGGATCTTATTCTTAATGTTCGTGACGATAACGTCTTTTATTGGGATGCGTCACTAGGTCTTTCTGCAAGAGCAACAGCACTAAGTAGCCAGACAGGGGCTTCGGATGCACCGACAATCGCTCGTCAGGTTCTTGTATCAGACACGGATCGTCACGTTATTTGCTTGGGTGCTAATACAATAGGAACCACGGCACAGGATCTTTTGCTTGTGCGTTGGTCAGACCAAGAGAACGCAGTAGATTGGACGCCTACCGTTTATAATACAGCGGGGTCTATGCGTCTTTCTTCCGGTTCTGAAATTATTACTTCTGCCCAAACAAGGCAGGAGACCCTTATTTGGACGGATGCTTCCCTATACAGCATGAGATTTGTAGGACCTCCCTTTACGTTTGCGTTTAATCTCTTAGCAAACAACACCTCTGTGCTTTCTCCAAACTTGGTTGTTTCGGTTGGAGACCGTGTGTACTGGATGGATACAGAAAACTTCTTTGTATATGTGGGTCAGATACAAACAGTTCCCTGTACGCTTCTTCGCTATGTATTCGATGACATAAACCTTGAGGAAAAACTAAAGTTTTTTGCTGGCTCCAACAGAATGTTTGACGAAATATTCTGGTTTTACTGTTCTTCTAGCAGTGATGACATTGATCGATACGTGAAGTTTAATTACGCAGACGGGACCTGGGACATTGGCTCCTTGTCCAGAACCGCGTGGGTTGATTTCGGATTGTTTAGTAAACCCCGTGGTGCGGGGACCGTGGACAGCACAAACTACATCTATGACCATGAATCAGGGACCACGAACGACGGCACTGCAATGTCTCCGTACATTGAGTCTTCTGTGTTTGACATAGGGGACGGCAACCAGTTTGTCGCCATACGGCGGATTATTCCTGACATTGACATAACAAGCGCGACTGGAAACGGCGTTGATTATGTCCTGAAGACGCGGAACTACCCCGGCGAAAGCTTGACAACAAACTCAACTAACGCTGTTACAAGCACTACAACAAAGTCTGATGTAAGAGCCCGTTCCCGTTCAGCGGTTTTGCGTATTCAAAGCAGTGCCAGCGACGTTTCTTGGACTCTGGGCGATACCCGGATGGATATTCAACCAGATGGGAGGAGGTAATGGCGAGACTTCTTGAAACCCCTCTTCCAATAATTCCCGGTGAATACAACGCGGATATTATGATTCGTCTGGCTCAGACAATTGAAAACGCTCTTATGAGCAAGGAAATGCCCTCTGTTATAAGCGGCGAAGATGACACTAATGGCATGAACTGGTTTATGGACTAATGGCTTCTGCGTATAAAAACATAGCAAAATTAGTTGGGTCTACGGGAGACGTTACAATTTATACGTGCCCCAGCGAAACGCAGGCTATTGTTAAAAACATCCAATTGTATAATAGTCATAGCGGCACTATAGTAGTGTACCCTAAGATTACCGACAGTTCCGCTTCTGTAACGGTTACGTTAGAGAAGAACAGCATAGGAACTCTCGCAGACACGTCCCTCACAGGCCCTTTTGTTCTTGAGGCTAGTGATACGCTCATACTTAATTGCGATACGGCCTCTAAGATCTACGCCTTTGCAAGCGTTTTGGAGCTTTCATAATGTTACAACAAACTCACACCTACGCGAATACCGGATTACAGTCGTTTGCGGACGCTTCTCCTGATTACGACATAGCCCCGGTTGGTCTTGGTTCCATGCAGCAGCAGGCTCAGAAACTAGCCGAATACGGACGAAATGGTGACATTTACGTCGTACACGCTGCGGAGGGCGAGACTGTTGTTCCGATGGAGGTCCTTAACGCTAACCCCAAGGTTAAAGAGCTTCTCTTCAATCAAATGAAAGAGATGGGCCTTGATCCACAAGAATTTGTGATTGGGGATGATTTAAACAGCATCAACCCTGTAACAGGAATGCCTGAGTTCTTCTTCAAGAGTATTTTTAGAGGTGTTAAGAAGGCTGTTAAGAAAGTTATTAAAGTTGCCAAGAAGATTGCTCCTATTGCTCTTCCTCTTATTGCGGCTGGTTTTGGTTTTCCGTTTCTTTCTCCGACAATTTTTGGGGCGGGTTCTTTTGGAGCAACGGCTTTGGCTGGTGGTCTTAGTACGCTTGCTCAAGGGGGCAGCTTTAAAGATGCGCTCAAGTCAGGCCTTATGTCTGGTGGAATTGCTTCGTTAAGCGCAGGGTTTATGGGACCAGATTCTTTTTTAAAAAATGTCGGCAAAAGTTTCTATAACCCCGGAGCCGCTACGTTTGGACAAAACGTCAGTAGGTTTATGGGAGATCCCGGAGGCTATAGTCCTTATAGCACTTCGGCAGCTTCTCCTACGCCTGAGCTTACCCCTGACGGTTTTGTAACAGGTGCGAGTGATTTTTCAGGCGTTGCTCCTGAAGGCAGTCTTTACGGAGAAATAAATCCTGGTTTAACGAGCGTTGAGACAAATGTTCCCGACTTTATAGAAGGCTTTACAAGAGAGGCCCCATTCGGTTCGACCGATTTCAGCGATCTCAGCAAGGCGGCAATGCCAATAAAACAAAAGCCTCTTACAATGAGCGACCAAAGGGGGTCTTGGGAAGTGCTAAATCCGCCGCCACGAAATGAAAATTTAATTAACATCCAGGCTAAAGCTTCTTACCCCAATGTTGAAACAGGGCTCCCCGAACTATCTCCGGACAGTTTTGTAACAGGGGGTGACTTTGTTGACCCTATAACTGGTCAAGTACAAACCGGGTTAACTGGTATTGAGACAAATGTTCCTGATTTTATAGAGGGTTTTACAACGAAAGCTCCTCAACCTGATTTAAGTCTGCTAGACCAGGCAAAATCTGCGTATAAATCGGTCAGTGACTTTTTAGTTCCGCCTGATGCTAGCATGGCTCAGAAATATCAAGAAGCCGAAAACTTAATGAAACGGTTTCCCAAGTTAAGCTTTAAAGAAGCAATGGCTGAAGCCACTAAAAATTTAGCTCAAAGCCCCGTTCAAAAATATGGCAAACTAGGGCTATCCTTGGGAGCAGGTGCCTATGCCCTTGGAGCTTTTGATTCTGATCCACCGCCCCCCGGAATGAGTGACGAAGAGTGGGAGGAGATGAAACGCAAGGCACGGAACCCGATTTGGTTTCCGACACAGAAAGAAGGCGAGAGTGACGCGGACTTTGCGGCCCGCAAAGAAAGGCTTAGAGCACCCTATAAAGTTGCGGACGAAGCCACGCAAGTTGGTCGCGGTGTGTTTGCGGCGGACGGTGGTTTTATACAAGGATATAATACCGGGGGTTCTGTTCCGGAT